TTGCAGGAGGCGCGGTCGGTGATGGTCGGGCCCGGGTGACCGCCGGCCGCAAACCCCTGATGCGGCTGGCGCCGCACGCCTGTCCCGGCCGGGGCGGGCCGGGGATCTGCCGAGGCGGGCCCCCAAGGTTGCGCGGTCTCCGGGGGCCGTGTATCACCCGCGGAGCCTTGGCTTGCAGGAGAGAACAGCATGCGTCGCGTCGTGGTCACCGGTCTTGGCATGGTCACCCCCCTGGCCTGCGGGGTCGAGGCGACCTGGAGCCGCCTGCTCGCGGGGGAAAGCGGGGCCGGGCCGATCACGCGGTTTGATGCCTCGAACGTGGTCACCCGATATGCCTGCGAGATCCCGCGGGGCGATGGCTCGGGCGGGAGTTTCAATCCCGACGCCTGGATGGAGCCGAAAGAGCAGCGCAAGGTCGACGACTTCATCCTCTACGGCATGGCGGCGGCGGTGCAGGCGGTGCGGGACGCGGGCTGGGAGGACCCTCCGGAGGCCGGGAAGCTGCGGACCGGGGTGATGATCGGCTCGGGGATCGGCGGGCTGGCCTCGATCGCCGAGACGGCGGTGCTGATCAAGGAGAAGGGGCCGAAGCGGGTGTCGCCCTTCTTCATCCCCGGGGCGCTGATCAACCTTGTCTCGGGGCAGGTGTCGATCCGCTACGGCTTCAAGGGGCCGAACCATGCGGTGGTGACCGCCTGTTCGACCGGCGCGCATGCCATCGGTGATGCGGCGCGGCTGATCCAGTGGGGGGACGCGGATGTGATGGTGGCGGGCGGCGCGGAGAGCCCGATCAGCGAGATCGGCATCGCCGGGTTCAACGCCTGCAAGGCGCTGTCGACCAGGCGCGCGGATGACCCGACCAAGGCGAGCCGCCCCTATGATGCCGACCGTGACGGGTTCGTGATGGGCGAGGGTGCGGGGATCGTGGTGCTGGAGGAGTACGAGCACGCGCGGGCCCGCGGCGCGAAGATCCATGCCGAGGTGCTGGGCTACGGGCTGTCGGGGGACGCCTGGCACATCACCGCGCCGTCGGAGGATGGCGACGGGGGGTATCGCAGCATGGCGGCGGCGCTGAAGCGTGCCGGGCTGCAGCCGGCCGACCTGCACTACATCAACGCCCACGGGACGAGCACGATGGCGGACACGATCGAGCTTGGCGCGGTCGAGCGGATTCTGGGCGATGCCGCGGCGGGGGCCACCATGTCGTCGACCAAATCGTCGATCGGGCATCTGCTGGGGGCTGCGGGTGCGGTCGAGGCGATCTTCTGCGTGCTGGCGCTGCGCGACCAGGTGGCACCCCCGACGATCAACCTCGACAATCCGGCCGTGGTGGCGAAGCTGGACCTTGCCCCGCTGAAGGCGGTCAGGCGGCGGATCGACGTGGCGCTGTCGAACAGTTTCGGCTTCGGCGGCACCAATGCGAGCCTGATCCTGGGCGGGGTGCGCTGAGCCATGTGGAAGGGCCTCGCCTCGAACGGCTTGACGCTGATCATCGTGCTTCTGGTGCTTGTCGCGGCCGCCATCGGCTGGGGGCGCAACGCGTTCGTGAAGCCGGGGCCGCTGGCCGCACCGATCTGTCTGCAGATCGAGCGGGGGGCGAGCCTGAGTGCGGTCAGCCGGAACCTGGAGGAACGCGGGGCGATCAGCGATGCGCGGGTGTTCCGGCTGGGGGCGGACTATTCGGACCGGGCGGATGACCTGAAGTTCGGCAGTTTCATGCTGCCCGCCGGGGCGTCGATGGCCGAGGTGCTGGCGTTGGTCACGGCGGGCGGGCGCTCGACCTGCGGGCGCGACCTGAACTTCCGCATCGGGGTGGTGCGCAGCGATGTCGTCCTGAGTGAACTCGACCTTGCGCGCAACGAATTCGTCGAGGTCGTGCGGTTCGACGCCGGGGTCGAGGCGCTGCCGCCGGAGTATCTGGCGGTTGCCGATGACGCCGACCTGCGGTTCCGCGTCACGGTGGCCGAGGGGGTGACGAGCTGGCAGGTGATCGACGCGCTGAAGCAGGCGGATTTCCTGACAGGCGGCCTGGAGACGGTGCCGCCGGAGGGCTCGCTTGCGCCCGACAGCTATGAGGTCGAGCGCGGCGCCGAGCGTGGGGCGCTGGTGGCCGAGATGGCGCGGCGGCAGGAGGCGATCCTGGCCGAGGCCTGGGCGATGCGGGCGCCGGACCTGCCCTATGCCACGCCGGAGGAGGCGCTGATCATGGCCTCGATCATCGAGAAGGAAACCTCGGTGCCCGAGGAGCGGCGCAAGGTGGCGAGTGTCTTTGTCAACCGGATGCGCCTGGGGATGCGGTTGCAGACCGACCCGACGGTGATCTACGGGATCACCAGGGGCCAGGGGGTGCTGGGGCGCGGCCTGCGCCAGAGCGAGCTGCGGCGCGAGACGCCCTGGAACACCTATGTCATCGACGGGCTGCCGCCGACGCCCATCGCCAACCCCGGGCGGCTGGCGATCGAGGCGGCGCTGGACCCGGTTGCCACCGACTATATCTTCTTCGTGGCGGATGGGACGGGCGGGCATGCCTTCTCGGTGACGCTGGACGAGCACAATGCGAACGTGGCCCGCTGGCGCGCCATCGAGGCGGCGCAGGAGGCCGAGGCGGCGACGGGCGTCGCGGGGGAGTGACGGCGCCGGGCATGGGGGCGGGCGCGGGGGGGCGCCTGTAGCGGGCCTGCGGTGCGCTCGGGACGGGTGACGGGGTGGGGCCGGGTTAGCAAAACCTTGACAGAGCGTACGCCAGTTCGTTGATGCAAAAGCATTTTCCGCTTGACTTGGCGCACGGGCCGATGTAGGTCTTGCGGCATGATAGGAAAAGTGTCGCAGCGGCCCGGGGCAACCCGTCGGCCGCTTTTTCATTTCGCGCGTGCAAGGGGCGGCATGGGGAATGGGCGGGAATAGATGACGGCGAGGATCGAAGGCGACCATGGCCCCGACGCGGTGCTGGACGTGGCCGAGGGGCTTTACCGCTATGCGGCCGAGGAGTTGCACCGCGTGATCGAGGCGTTGCGGTCGGGTGAGTTCGGCGAGGTCAAGGCCGCGCAGGAGGCGATCCGCAGCCTGCGGGCGACGGCGCTGCATGTTCTGGACGAGAGAGGCAAAGTTGACAAACTCCGCAAGCAGATTGCCGGCCAGGTCGGTGCCGGGGGGGCCCTCGATCTTGACGGGGCCAGGGCTGAAATCGGGCGCCGCCTGGCTTGCCTCCGCGACGCCGGAGGCGGTGGATGAGTTCCTGGGGGGGCTGAGCGAGAACGCGCTTCTGGCGCTGCCGTGGCTGTTCGAGTTCTGGGCGCTGCCGCATCAGCTGCCGCCGCGGGGGGACTGGAAGACCTGGGTCATCATGGGTGGCCGGGGTGCGGGCAAGACGCGGGCGGGTGCGGAATGGGTGCGCGCCGAGGTGGAAGGCGCGGGGCCCGAGGATGCGGGCCGGTCGCGCCGGGTGGCGCTGGTCGGCGAGACGGTGGAGCAGGTGCGCGAGGTGATGGTGCTGGGGGAAAGCGGGATCCTGGCCTGCTCGCCCCCCGACCGGCGGCCGGAATGGCAGGCCACGCGGGCCCAGTTGCTGTGGCCGAACGGGGCGGTGGCGCAGGTGTTTTCGGCGCATGACCCCGAGCGGCTGCGCGGCCCGCAGTTCGATGCGGCCTGGGCGGATGAGCTGGGCAAGTGGAAGAAGGGTGGCGAGGCCTGGGACCAGTTGCAGTTCGCGCTGCGGCTGGGCAGGTCGCCCCGGACGGTGGTGACCACGACGCCGCGCAACGTGGCGGTGTTGAAGGCGATCCTGAAGAACCCCTCGACGGTGGTCACCCATGCGCCGACCGAGGCGAACCGGGCCTATCTGGCCGAGAGCTTTCTGGCCGAGGTCGAGGCGCGCTATGGCGGGACGCGGATCGGGCGGCAGGAGCTGGAGGGCGTGCTGGTCGAGGACGAGGAGGGTGCGCTGTGGACGGCGGCGATGCTGGAGCGCGCGGGGGTGGACGAGATCCCGGTCCTCAGCCGGGTGGTGGTGGCGGTGGACCCGCCGGTGACGGCGACCAAGCAGAGCGACGCATGCGGGATCGTCGTGGTGGGCGCGGACACGCGCGGCGAGCCGCGCGACTGGCGGGCGGTGGTGCTGGAGGATGCCTCGGTACGGGGGGCGAGCCCGGAGGGCTGGGCGCGGGCGGCGCTGGCGGCGATGGAGCGCCACGGGGCGGACCGGCTGGTGGCCGAGGTGAACCAGGGCGGGGATCTGGTCGAGCGGGTGGTGCGGATGCTGGACCCCTCGGTGCCGTTCCGGGCGGTGCATGCCACGCGCTCGAAGATGCTGCGGGCCGAGCCGGTGGCGGCCTTGTACGAGCAGGGGCGGGTGGCGCATGTCCGGGGGCTGCAGGCGCTGGAGGAGCAGATGTGCCAGATGACGGCGGCGGGCTGGCGGGGCCGGGGGTCTCCCGACCGGCTGGACGCGCTGGTCTGGGCGCTGACCGAGCTGATGGTGAACCCGGCAGGCAAGGTCGGGCGACCCACCGTACGCTCGCTTTAGACGAAATTCGGCTTTCGCGGGTCAACTGGCCGGGCCTTCGGGCATCGGGCGGTCAGGCTTTGCCCAACGGATCAAGGAGTGCTGGGATGGTGTTCGATTTTCTGCGAAAGCCGGCGGCAGCGCCGGTGGAGCGCAAGGCCAGTGCCGTGGGGCGGGTGATCGCCTGGGGAACGGGGGGGCGTGTCGCCTGGAGCCCGCGCGATGCGGTGTCGCTGATGCGGACGGGGTATCAGGGCAACCCGATCGGGTTCCGGGCGGTGCGGCTGATCGCCGAGGCGGCGGCGGCCTTGCCGCTGGTCTGCCAGGATGCCGAGCGGCGCTATGAGACGCATCCCGTGCTCGACCTGATGAAGCGGCCGAACGGGGCGCAGGGGCGGGCGGAGTTCCTGGAAGCGGTCTATGGCCATCTGCTTCTGGCGGGCAACGCCTATGTCGAGGCGGTGCCGGCGAACGGGGCGGGCGAGGGGGCGCTGCCGGGCGAGCTGCATGTGCTGCGCGCCGACCGGATGAGCCTGGTGCCGGGGGCGGATGGCTGGCCGGTGGCCTATGACTATACGGTCAGCGGGCGGACGCATCGCTATCAGATGGCGGGGCCTGCAAGCCCGATCTGCCATATCCGCAGCTTTCATCCGCAGGACGACCATTACGGGTTCTCGCCCTTGCAGGCGGCGGCGGTGGCGGTGGATGTGCATACGAGTGCAAGCGCCTGGTCGAAGGCGCTTCTGGACAATGCCGCGCGGCCGTCGGGGGCGATCGTCTACAAGGGGGCGGACGGTCAGTCGGCGCTGAGCAGCGAGCAGTATGACCGGCTGGTCGGCGAGATGGAGGCGCATCACCAGGGTGCGCGGAACGCCGGGCGGCCGATGCTGCTGGAGGGGGGCCTCGACTGGAAGCCGATGGGGTTCTCGCCGTCGGACATGGAGTTCCAGAAGACCAAGGAGGCCGCGGCGCGCGAGATTGCCATCGCCTTCGGCATTCCGCCGATGCTGGTGGGCATCCCGGGGGACGCGACCTATGCGAATTACCAGGAGGCGAACCGCGCCTTCTACCGGCTGACGGTGCTGCCGCTGGCGACGAAGGTGCTGGCGGACCTGGCGCACTGGCTGTCGGTCTTTGCCGGCGGCGAGGTCGATCTGCGGCCGGACCTTGACCAGGTGCCGGCGCTGGCGGTGGAGCGGGACCAGCAATGGGCCCGGGTGGGCGCGGCGGATTTCCTGACGGTGGCGGAAAAGCGGCTGCTGCTGGGGCTGCCCCGGCTGGCGGAGGACGAATGACGGCGCGGCGCGGCGAGGGCGGATCGCGGTTCGTCTACGAGAGCTTTGACGCCGCATCGGCGCGGATCGAGGCCAATGAACGGGTGGCCGAGGAGCGCTGGGCGGGCCTTGCCTATCGGCTGGGGCTGATCGAGGCGACGCTGGAGCGGCTGGAGAAACGGATCTGGATCGGCGTCTACGGCGTGGCGGCGTTCCTGATGGCACAGATGGCCGAGACGGTCATTCAAGCGGCAATGAGGTGAGGCGATGAGCGACAGTTACGGCGCCCCGGAGCGCAAGTTCCAGCGCCCCGATGCGGGGCTGGAAGTGACCGATGGCCATGTGGTGGCGGGCTATGCCTCGCTGTTCGGCAAGGCCGACCAGGGCGGCGATGTGGTGCAGAAGGGCGCCTATGCGGCCAGTCTGAAGCGGCTGGCGGCGCGGGCCGGCCGGGTCAAGATGCTGTGGCAGCATGACCCGGGCCAGCCGATCGGCGTCTGGGACGAGGTGCGCGAGGACGCCACGGGCCTGTGGGTGAAGGGGCGCATCCTGGCCGAGGTGGCGAAGGGTCGCGAGGTGGCGGCGCTTTTGCAGGCGGGGGCGATCGACGGGCTGTCGATCGGGTATCGCACGGTGAAGGCGGAACGTGACGGCAAGGGGCAGCGCCTGTTGTCGGAGCTGGAGCTTTGGGAGGTCAGTCTGGTGACCTTTCCGATGCTTCCCGAGGCGCGGGTCGCGGCCAAGGCCGAGGCATTGGACCGTGACTGGCGCGACTTGGCGGCGGTGTTCGAGGACGCGCGCCGGAGCCTGGCCGGGCCTTAGTCCGCTCGGCCGGACCCCCCATCCCCTTCCCTTGCGGGGGAGGGGAGGCGCGGAGCCTGACGCGCGCGCCGTTTGCTGCAGTTGAAAGAGGAGACAGACGATGACCGAGAGCAAGTCTCGGACCGGGGGAGACATGCCTTCGGTCCAAACGCCGGCTGTGGAGGCGAAGGCTGCCATGGCCGGTTTCCTGAAAGAATTCAGCACCTTTCAGGACGATGTGAAATCAACGCTGAAACATCAGGAAGAGCGACTGACCATGCTGAACGCAAAGACGATGGCCTATGGCCGCCCCGCACTTTCGGCCCGCGCGGAAGGCGAGGCCCCGCACCAGAAGGCGTTCAACGCCTATCTGCGGTCGGGCGATGATGATGGCCTGCGCGGCCTGACCCTGGAAGGCAAGGCGATGTCGACCGCCGTGGCCGCCGATGGCGGCTATCTGGTCGATCCGCAGACGGCGGAGCGCATCCGCTCGCTGCTGCTGTCGACCTCGAGCTTGCGGTCGGTGGCCAATGTCGTGCAGGTCGAGGCGACCTCGTTCGACGTGATCGTCGACCGTTCCGAGGTCGGTTCGGGCTGGGCGACCGAGACGGCCGCGACGACCGAGACCGCGACCCCGGTGATCGAGCGCATCTCGATCCGGCTGCACGAGCTGGCGGCGATGCCGAAGGCCAGCCAGCGCCTCTTGGACGACAGCGCCTTCGACGTGGAGGGCTGGCTGGCCGAGAAGATCGCCACCCGCTTCATCCGCGCCGAGGCCGCGGCCTTCATCAACGGCGATGGCGTGGACAAGCCGCGCGGCATCCTCTTGCCGGCCAAGGTCGCGAATGCCGCTTGGACCTGGGGCAGCATCGGCTATGTGCCCACGGGTGCGGCGGCGGATTTCACCACCACCAACCCGGCGGACTGCATCATCAACCTGGTCTATGCGCTGGGCGCGGACTACCGGGCCAACGCGAGTTTCGTGATGAACTCGAAGACCGTGGGCGCGGTGCGCAAGATGAAGGATGCCGACGGCCGCTTCCTGTGGTCGGATGGCCTTGCGGCGGGCGAGCCCGCGCGGCTGATGGGCTATCGGGTGCTGGTCAGCGAGGACATGCCCGACATCGCGGCCAACGCCTTTGCCATCGCCTTCGGCGATTTCCGCAGCGCCTATACGATTGCCGAGCGCCCGGACCTGCGCATCCTGCGCGATCCCTTCAGCGCCAAGCCGAATGTGCTGTTTTACGCCAACAAGCGCGTGGGCGGCGACATCACCGACTTTGCGGCGATCAAGCTTCTGCGCATCGCGGTGTCGTGAGACAGCGGCCCGGTTCCCCTGCGGGGGCCGGGCCTTCCTTCGTGCCTGCCTATCGCAACGGCCCGGCCGCGGGCGGAGATCTGATCATGATGTTGACCGAAGAGACGCCGGTGCCCTCGGGCGCGCTGCCGGTGGAGGAGATGAAGGACCATCTGCGGATGGGCAGCGGCTTTGCCGGCGGCGGGTTGCAGGACGGGCTGATCGACACCTATCTGCGCGCCGCGATGGCGGCGATCGAGGGACGGATCGGCAAGATGCTGTTGCGGCGCCGGTTCCTGTGGGTGCTGGAGGGCTGGCGCGACGCCGAGCAGGCGCTGCCGGTGGCGCCGGTGGCCGGTATCGTC